GCCTTTCGGCAGCTTAAAACGCCGACCTGCTTTGTTTCGGACACTGCGTTGTCAGCAACCGTTCCAACCTTAAGGCTTCTAATGACCACCGGATAGCGGAGCGACTCTACCGTTGCAGCCCTTTTCTTGCGCTCACGGTAAACCATGACGCTATCCTTAAGCGTGAACCTGTCTAAGAAGCCAGGCAAATGCTCTGGAAGAAGGGTCAATTGCAACGCACCCGATGCATGCTCTCCCCAGATTGCCCATCTTTTGGGGTCGCGACTCGCGTCTGAGACCAGGGCTCTTACGTCTTGAGAGCTATGGTAAATGACGCCGCGCCCCTTGCAGGCGGTGCAACTAACGGTTTTCTCGCGGGTGTCGATGGTAAAGGAGCCGTCCGAAGTGCTTATCTGGCGACCACAAGGGCACAAGTTCGCCATTTCCCAGGTTATGTCGAGCCCATACTTGAAGACGTTCTTGCGAAGCTCCGTGTTGGCAAAATCCGACCTGGGTCCGTTCTTGGTGGGCTTTAGGCCCGGTAGAATTGGCATAAGAACCCCCTAAAACGCGGCAAGGTGTGGCACGCGATACTTGCGCTTCACCGCCTGGACAAGGGCCTCTGCTCTCTTTCGGTAAGAAATCATTCGCGCACCGTAGCCCGAATTGGTACTCGAAGAAGTCGTGTTTATGCTAGTGGAAAGCCCATCCATCCCGATACTCTTCGAGGCAATTCCGGCCCCTGCAATGAGGTCACCCGCCGTATCCAGCGGAAGCATCGAGGCAATCAGACAAACCAAATCAAGAATTTCGGCTGGATACGGGTACGTTGTTCCGTCAAACCCGGCCTTGTACTCAAAGCGCAAATAAAGAGGAATGTATGAGCCACCCGCCAAAAAGCCGGGAACAATCGTTGGCTGACCGCCACCGCCATTGCTTATGTCGTAAAACTCAGGACCGGGAAGGAACTGAACTTGAGCGCCGATGTCGCTTGAGATGTGGACCATCGTATTAGACAGGGCGAACTTATCAAATCCGCCGAACTGTACATAAACTTTGGTGACTTCTCTTAGGGGGCGTCTATCAAGCTGAAAAAGATAGTATGAGTTGGCGTGCCCAGGATCAACGTCATGTCGCTCATCGTAGCTATTTAGCCCGCCCAGAACGATGTCTAAATCAGACTCAATCAGGCTTACTGCCGAGTTTATGCAGGCCGTGAAAAGGCTGTCGGGGTACGCAACACCGTTGTCGTCAGTGAGGTCGATACCATACAGGTAATTCTGCTTGAGATACGACGCTGTAATGGTGTTTGTGATCGACAAATCGGACCTCTAATACGGGGGTGACCATAAGTCACCAGTTTTTCCTACTATGACAGAGAACCGCCCGCATATCCCATAATTTGCCACGCAGAGCCGGTCCATATAAGGGTAATCATCCCGCCAGCAGCGCTAAATGTGAATGTTGAGGCCGAGCCTGCCGCTGAAGTCATTGTGGCGTCCACGTCACAGGCATTTGTTCGTGCCACACAGAAAATCTGCTTTATTGTTCCGGTGGTCGCCGCATTTGCCAGCGTCGTCTGGCACGTTGCTCCGGTGCTATTAAGGAGCGACACCGTTGTCAGCGGACTCAGAGCGCCGTCAGCAGTCTTCGTCTCTGTTCCGTGGATAAGCGCACCGCTAATCGTGGTGTTTGCCTGAAGTGTCAGGTCTCCGCCGCTCGGAAGGACTGTGAGGTCGCCGTTTGAGTTGACCGTCCAGTCGCATGTGTTGGAACCGTCATACGCCAACCGGAGTTGGGCGGTCCTGGTATCGGTGATGTGGAGCGTCGTAGAGGGGGATCCCTCTTGAATGCCAACCTTGCCAGCGCTATCAATCGTTACATCGTCACTAGCAGCGGTGCCAAGGGTCATCTTGTCGGTGGCGTGGTTGTACGTCACAGATCCTGCGTGAGTGGCCCCTCCGCTCGTTCCATCTGCAAAATAGATGCACCCGTAGTCGTTCACGGTGCCCGCAATGGTGATTCCCCCATTGCCGCTCCTGTAAACAACCAACCCATCAGCACTGTCGTTGTAGTCGCCCGGAGCAGTTGCCCCAACGCCGACCCTGCCACCGTTATCAACAGTGACCCTGTAGTCGGATCCGGCAGTGCCAAGGTGGAGCTTATCCGTAGCGTGGTTATACGACATGGACCCGGCATGCGAGCCTTCGCCAGTGGTGGAATCTGCGAAGAAGATACACCCCCAATCTGCCGAGGTGCCTGCAATGGTTATGCCTGAATTACCAGTCTCGTAGATAACAAGATTGTCAGCACTGTCGTTATAGTCGCCCGGCGCGGTACTTAGGCCGATGGCGAGCTTTCCGGTGGTATTGATGCCCTGATTGAACAGCCATGCGTCTAGCGCGTTCTGCCAAGCAATCGTCTTGTCGCCATCGCTCGACTTGAGTGTAATGCCACCACCGTCAACACCGGCGTCATTCAGCGCAGCGCCGCTGGGCGAATGGGCGAGTTCAATGTTCTTATCGTCAACCGTCAACGTGGTTGCGTTAACAGTTGTGGTCGTGCCGTTTATCGTAACATTGCCGGTGGCGCGGTCGATTAATATGGCATCTACGTCGCTTGAGGCATCCGCGTCATCAGCGTTGTGAACACCAATCGAAAGAGTGTTCGTGGTTCCGTTATGCTTGATGTAGCCACCCTGCATATCGCGAGTGTTACCCTCTGTGATGCGGATTGTTGCGGTGTCGCCGTCACCAGCAGAGACGTTAAAGTCTACGTCGTCGGTAGTGTCCACTTTCCCAACATCCACGCGAAGCTGACGAAGCCGCTCGTTAGGCTTAATGTTGTACGAGGCAGAATCAGCCGAATCCAGCGTCAACGCCTCGGATGCGGTTAGGTTTGTTCCGGTTGGATCTGCCATTTATCTACCTCTTCTTTTTCGCCCTCTTGGGGCGATTAACGGGGTTCGGGGTTTTCGGCGCTTTGGGCGCTGGGCTGTCTGGCTCGTCAAGGTTAACGATGTCGTCAAATGTGGAGAAAAACCCCACATCGTCAGGGTGTGGGTCTGGCGTGATATCACCCGTCAGGCCGATTCTATACTCTCGCCCACCAACAGCAAGGGTGGCGAGATTTAGCTTTTTGTGACGCCAAGCCAATGCGTTACTTCTTCTTAGCGGCGTACTTTTTTGCCGCAGGCTTTTTTGGTGACACTGCCTTGCCCCCTTTTTTTGCGACAGACTTCTCTACCGCAGGGCTTTCGACAGTTTTTTTTGCCACTGGGGCAGACTCTTTAATGTGATAACCCGGAACGCCAGCCATTGAGCGGGCAATGTCTTCGCTAGGCTGCGGGGTGATTGAGCCATCTTCGGCCACAACCGCTCTCCAGTCACAATTTCCAACCTTAAATGGTCGCTGCTTGTTTCCGTCGTAATAAAGAATCATACGAAACCTCCCTAAAATAAGATGAGACGGGGCCAAGCGATTGTCATCACTTTTGGCCCCGCCTCAAGTCTTACTTATCTACACACCAAGTTTGCAATTGGCGAAAACAAAGTTCTTTGTAGGTACTTTCACGAAAGGACTTCCGAAAAGCATTAACAAGAACGGAACGCTCGTGTTGGTCTGAGCCAATGGACGACGCAAGAAGTCCAGAAGCTGAGTCCAGCACATCACGTCAGGCGTTGCCTGAAGGATGAAGCAAGGAGCGGTGCCGGGGATCATCGACTTGTCGTCAATAATCATCGTGTCAACAGCGCCAGCATGAGCCGGAACATCCATGACCCACTTGTAGTCTGATGCCAGACTGGAAGCAGCCGATCCACCCTTCCCTGTACGGTAAACCCGGTAGTAAAGGTTGGTTTTCGTGACGCCATCGTCGTTAAGGTCAATTTCGACAAGACGGTTTGCATCAGCGAAAGTAACATCCTGACCAGCAGAAGCCGCGCTGTGCCCGTTAGCGTTTACAGCAACGACCTTGTACGCATAATCTGCGCTGTCATCGGTTGTTGCCGTTCCAGCACCATCTTTCAGACCTTGCCAGTTCGTCCCGTTGCCCAGGTACTTGGCCTGCGAGTTGACAGCAGTAACGTCATTAAACAGAGGTGTTGCAGGTGCGCTGTCGCCAACAGCAGCCGAAGGAGGCGTCTGAGGAGGCAGCAAGAGCGGGCAAGAAACGATAGGCACCGCACCAGTAGGACCAGCAATTGAAAGCTGACCGTTGTAGAGCGTAAGCGCCTGCGGGGCTCCTGCATCAAGGCCAAATCGAGCCTTGAGGAACGCCTGCTGCTGAAGGGATGCATAAGTGCGAGGCTCAACCAAAATTGCGGTAGGAGTACCGTAGTTTGGAGCAGCGTACACCTTGTACAGACCTTCCATCAGCTTGTCTGGCGTCAAAGCTCCGCCTTGCAAGTCTTCGAAGTTCTCATCCGCAGAGCCAACCTTGGGACCTATTGCAGGAGAGGTTCCAACAAATGTTGTCTGAGTTAGCTGCTTGTAGATACCATCAAAGTGAAGGCCGCTAAGGTCGGAGTTGGCCCAGAAGAGGCTTCGCTCCAACTTACCGAGAAGAGAAGTCGTTCCGGCTTGAGTTTCAAGCGCAAGACCCTGCTTGCTCACCGCGCCACCGCCGATGGTGTTGACCATCGTTGCAACGTCAGTGATTTCTCGCAATTCAGCCAGGTAGCGGATCTGGACGCTCTTACGGGCGTAATCTGCGCTGGACCGAACATTCTTTCCACCTTCAGCGATGAATGGATCGAGGTGAACCGAGCCATGCTCGTTCATCACGATTGCTTCATGCACAGTGCTTCCGACAGGAACCTTGGGGAGCATGCGGAAGAATTTCACCATGCTCTCGGTGAAGGTTGCCGAATCGAGAACGCTCTGAATCGATTGGGGGATAAGAGGCGCAAAGTCACCAGAAGCCGGACCCATTGGGGTCGGGTAACCAGCGTTAGCACCAGCTTTGTAGAGGCCCTGGGATTGAAGGGCTTTATTAAGTTCTACGAGGTCACGAACGGGAACCTGGCTCCCACCCAGACCTTGTAAATTATCAAGAGTCAACATTATTGCTCTCCTTAGAGGCTGTACCGCTGGGCTACAGCGGCAGGGTTAATACCAGATTCCATTGCGGAAATTGCATCGTAAAGCTCTCGCTTACGAAGCGAATCCGTGTCCGGCTTTTGTAATTCCGTAAGCGCCTTCTGGACTAAATCGCCCTCTTGCGCCTGAACAGCCTCCGCAGGCTGATCTACAACTTCAAGGTCAGCAACGGAACGCCGTGGAACGGGTTGTCCTAGAGCCTTACTCACGTTGTCTAGTTGAGAACGAAGTCCGTCGATTACCGAGCTTTGGTCTTTGAGAGCTTTGGCAAGCGTTGTTACGCTAGTTGCCATCGTTCCGTAGGCCTTGGCCATGGCACGATGCTCTTCGGAAACCTCACGGACAATTGCGTCCGCAGACTTGGCGATCACGTCAACGAGGGGCCATGCTTTACCCATGTCCTCTTCCTCATCTTCGTCGTCGTCTTCCTCGTCGTCGTCTTCTTCTTCTTCATCATAGGCCTTGAAGACTTCTTCTTCTTCGACCGTATCGGATGACTTGGTGACCTCTTCGTCTTCTACGACTTCAATCTCACCCATGCTCTTCTGAATCGCTTCCATTGCAGCGTCAATTTGCTCAGGAGTAACTGCGTCATCAACGACTTCTCCAGCCTTAACGGCCTTTGCGATGATTTCATCAGCTACTTGAGCGTTGACACTGGCCGCCGAAAGCGCCCGACGCAATTCTGTTGCGCTGCTCATGCTACCTCCAATTAGGATTTGTTCCGCTTCATTGCGGATACTACTAAAATACCTTGAGTCCAACTAAGGCCAGGCATGGCCTTAAGAACTCGCGTTACCTCCAAATCCTCAACATTGAGGTCTTTAAGAAATCGGTCACGGAGCGACGTATCCTCAAAGCTGGCGCTGGAGAGACGACCATCCGCATTACCCTGAAGGCTTTGCGGAATCAACGGAGAGAAATTCCCCGAAAAATTAGGCGCTCCTTGCGGCGTGGGGTAGCCAGCAGAGGCCCCCAACACGCTTCGCATGAGCGGCTCCCACCACGTAAGATTATTCTTAGGGCGGGGAGAGATGGCTACAGAGTAAACTTTAGCCTTCGTGATTGTGTTTCCGTCGCGCTCAACAACTTGACCCTCAATGGAGAATCCAAGTTTGCGCTTACCTCCGGCCTTTTTCATGGCCAGCGCTTTTCCGTAAACGGTCTTGCCAACCGGGTCGGACAGGTAAATTAGACCGTCAACAGTCGTTGCCTTAACGCCGTTGACCTCGGTTGTCTTGATTTCTGTTGGCTCACCAACGATGTTTCCAACACTCATTGGATGCTCGTATGTGAAGTACCCGCTGGACTTAAACCAGTCCCAGTCAAGGCCCTCCTGAAGAACAATTTCGCCATCGGCATCTTGCTGTTCAGTGCTTGCAATTCCGCCGATGCGGCCTGTCTTGGCTTTGGCTCCAGCCTTCTCAACCTCTTCGTGGTCTTGAAGCTCGAACGGGGACCAAGCTCGGAAAATGTCTCCAGTAATCATGGCGTTACCTGCAAAAAAAAAAGGGCGATCGTTAGATCGCCCCCTTGTGGCCTCGGTCGATAATGAACGAGCTAATATCTTAATGTCAACAAAGTTTGCGCTCGTTTTTCAGCAACCATGCGGTTGAAGCTGTCAACATGCCTTTGCGCGATCGTTTTCTGGATTCTTGAAATAGCCAGTATCGCCTCTGCCTGGGCAACGCTAAATGAATCGCTCATGACAGATGACTGGTTCTTTTCTGAGTAATCGGCGTGCTTTTTGGCCTCAATCATTGCGATCTGAAGTGTCCCGCACAGATCGGGAACAAAATACTCTTCTTGACGCGGTAGTTTTGCCGCATTTCCAATCTCGATGATCATGTCATGCTCTGGATACCAGACATCTACATAATCTGCACCGCGTGACGAATGGCGCACCCATCCACCAGTGCCATCATTAAGGTGCAACCAGCCACCACCAGGCGCATGCTTCGGACCCTTACGCTCTTCAACCTCGCCATTTGCGTTTGGTAAAAGCGGGTGCGCCTCACTTAGAGCATCTGCCATCCTTCGCTGGAAAGGGCCGATGTATGCTTTCTTTATTTTTGATGACACTTTGCCACCCCCATAGATTCAAGGGTTAGCTCAGGATCGGAGTCCACTTTTTCTTCTTCTTTTTCTTCTTCTTTTTCTTCTTGTCGTCGTCTTTCGACTTCGGCATTGAGAAGGATTTTGCATCCTCAAGGCCTACCATCGCCTTCGCGATAGAAACCGCCTCGGTAAGCGTTGCTGTCTTCTTCATTGTGATCCTCTTGTCTTGGGACTTGTTGAGCGTCAAGCCCTCTTTTTTCATTAACTTTTCATACCTAGAAGCCCTTGCTTTCGCATTTCTTGCTTCTCTTAACAGATCCTTGACCTCTGCAATTTTCTCCTCCCTCTTCCGTCGAATTCTCGTCCCCTGGGCCTCTTTATAGAGGAACTTGGCACGCCCAACAGATAGGTGGTATTTCTGCATGTCCTGGTGCCACCATAGCGACCGATCGTAGATGGGATCCTCGTTATACTTGGCGGCACGAACGGCCTGGCCTTGATTGGAGGTATATTGTTTATCGAATTTTTCGCCGTGGTAATCGTCCCGCTTAAAGTGATCGTCAACAGACATCGACTTGTCAGGAAAGGATATTTTTTCTACGCTATAGCGACCGCCTGTGCCCTCTTTAGCCGGAGCTTTCTTCTTCTTGGCTGGAGCTTTCTTCTTTTTCTTCTTGGTTGGCTCGACAGGAACCCATCCCTGGGCGGTCTTCTTTTTCTTCACGCCACCGTGAGTTCGGATGGTGCCGATGGGATAGCTTCTTCCTTTCTGGATACCCTTTCCTAGTTTGGCTTCAATTTCGTTAGCGACTCGGCGCATTTCGCTCACCGCGTCTTGCTTTTCCCGGTCGCCAGACACTCCTCTGTATTTGTCTTCAAGTGACGTACTTTCCATCACAAGATAGGTGGCCTCGTTTGCCATCTCTGCAATAAGGCGTGCCTCTTTCTCTGTAAAAGCAGTCTTTCGGGACAGGTCACCCGCCTCTTGCATATAACGAGTATATTGGCGATGCTCATCGCTTTGCTTGCTCCTCTTTGGGCTATACTCATCCGCCGCCCCTTCTATAAAGACATCTTCTAGGTTGCTTAAAAAGTCGCGAATATTCCCCGCCTCTGAAATGGTGATAGAGCCAGCGTCGTTTTTAACTTCGACCTTTTGAGGGCTAGCCGTTTTCTTGGCTGTAGGCTTCTTTTTCGCCTGGGGCTTCGTTGTCTTCTTTGTGCGTGTCTTAACGGTGATCCACCGACCATCCGCCCTTTTGCGCTTTTTGACGCCGCCCTGGATTCGGACTGTGCCAACTGCGTACTTTTTGCCCTTCTGCATGCCCTTTGAAGCACCAGACTCTGGACCAAGCTCCACTCTATACCTTGGATTCGCACCTGCGGCCAGCGACGCTTGACGCATCCCCTCGGTATAGCCTGACTTCTTTCGAGGGGGCCTCCAGTACCTGACCTCTGGCGGACCCTTGGGGCTATGGCCTCCAGACGAACGAACTGCCGCCAACTCTTTTTCCGTAAGAGAGTTGTAGTATTTATCAGCTTTCTTTTGGTGGCGACCGAGCATTTTTTGAGCATACTCAAGCTCCATATCTGTTAGCTCAAAACCCTGCCCGGTGCGGATGTGTTCCTCATGGTCCAAAATGGCCATCTGATACTCATCAGCCCTATCAACATGATGCCCGTACTCCCGATAGCGCTCCTTTGCGCTCATCTGCTTGGGCTTCTTCTTAGGGTCGCGAGGTTTGACGGTAACCCACCGGCCATCCGCACTTTTGCGCTTTTTGACGCCGCCATGTGTCCGTACCGACCCGACCGGGTAGGATCGCTTTCGCTTTGCCTTCTCAAGGACTCCAGATAGCGTTGTTTTTTCGTTCTTGTTACTCATCGAGCAATAATCCTTCGCGGTTTTTTTGATGAGTTCTGTGCCCCCCCGTGAAAAGCAACCAGGGGAAGGGCGGTGGGTTTTTTACAGGACGGACACGTCGT